GGCGCGGAGTTGGTAATCGGGAGCGGCTGGATGATCGCTTCGCGGGTCACGGGCGTTGAGATTGAGATGGACGGGACGGAAAGGACGCCATCTCTATTAAGATTCATTAACTGCGACCAAACCAGATTTCTAACCTGATACCATGTAAACCCACCAGCATTAGTATTATTACCAACATTATTGATAAAGTCAAATTCAGCGTTACCTGCGAGTCTATTCAAACCAAGCGCATTCTCAAGATCGTTATTGACGACATAGCTATCTAGGTTCCCGTAGAATGTTGTTAAGCCTAGTTTAGATAGGGCGCTTGCAGATACAGCCCCAGCGAATGTTGCCGTGGTGCCAGAGAACGTCTTGGTGGCCGTCAGCGTGGTCGCATCTTCGGAGATGGCCGAATCCCCCAGTAGGCCAGCCGTGCCAGCCTTTGGGAGCTTTCCGGGCGTTAAGCTAGAGATGGTCGCATTTGTTAGGAACGCCGCTCCCGCTTGGGAAATGCGTTCGATGTCGTTGATATAGAGCTTGAGAGCATTTAATATCACAAGTACGGAAGTCGTAAGGTCTTGTATAAGACCCTTTGCTGACAGCGTTGATAATAAATTGATTAGGGCGGGATTCCCACCGTTTGAGCCAGCGACCGGCGTTGCCGTGGTTAGTTTGCTTATGCGATCAGCAGTCAGTGTGCCTTCCGCTGTCCCATTGACCATATAAAGCTCAATCGCAGATAGTTTCGCACGTTGCGCACCTCCGATTTTCTTCAAATAGACCTGTGGGTTATTGCTGAATGCGTTAATTTCAGCTTCCGTCCCATTTTCGGAAAGCTGTAACGCGCCCTTACGCAGGTCTGTATGCGCGGCACCACTTGCATTTGATCCAATAGCTACGTTGTAAGGTGTCACTCCCGTATAGTTATCGGGGTCACTCCCTCGAAAGTACACTACCGCATCGGGGTCCATTTGCCCACCAGCCAGTGGGAGAAACTCGCCAAGCGCAGCCTCCAGCCCCTGAACATCCGCCTGCTGAATCTGCCGCATGGATGGCTTGCCATTGCCGGAAACGGGGGTCATCAGCGCGAGGTTCGGGGATGCGGTGACGCCCTCTATGTCAATCGCACCGAAAGAGGTCACCGGGGGCGACGTGATAGCCATCGCAGTGGACAGCCCGGCGTCAAGCTGGACGGTGACACTGCTGACCGTCCCGCCGTCCGCGCCTGATACACCAACCCAGTCGCGGGTGTCGATCAGCGAACCGTCAGCGGCTTTGATCACGACCTTGTAGAGCGTTCCGGAAGGCGCGAAGAACTGCGGCGCACGTCCTCCGGCGTTTAGCGTGACCGGGTTCACCGGGATGGTGTAAAGGTGATCTGTGTACACCGGGGAGGCATTCACGGTGCCGGCGGTGTAGAAATTCAGCGTGCCACCTGCGAGAGGGGTAACGCCGTCCTGGTATGTGAATTGCTCAAGGTAAAATGGGAGCGTTGCCATTATTTGATCCTTAGATATAGTTTGCCACAGCGACGACTACCCATCTGTCGGATTCACCCATCACGGTCATTCCATCGCTGTTCCCGAGAGTGCCGATAGTGGTGGTAGAACCACTGAAAATTGATAGGACCATCGAAGGGGCAGCCGTCTCATATCTGATCGCAATCATAGCACCCTCAACAGGATTAGGCAATAAAAGCTGGACATCGCCCATTGTCGTTCCAACGTATTTTGCATAGACGTATTCCGTCCCATCTGGCGCGATCAATGAACGCGCTGAATCGTTGAAATCTGCGAAATATCGTTTGTGGATATAGTAGGCGGATGCGGTGAACCGAGCGCCGTTCACGTTTGCCGCCGTAGTCGTACCGAGTACGCTGAGAGAACTATTCAGAGTTGTTGCCCCATCAACTTGGAGCGTCTTCGCTTGCGTCTCGGTTAGGTAGATTCGATTATCGGAGCTAGGGAATGGTGCCGTTGCTCCAATGCCGACCACTGTTGCGCCGCCATGCGACCGGAAAACTGTAGAGGAAAGGTCTGTACTTGCGCCCACGGTAATATCGGAGCCATCAATGACCAGCGATGTAAACGAGAATGTCCCGCCGCCATAAAAGAGAACCTGCCCGTCTCCAATGATGTGCAGAGATCCGAAAGCCTGCGTCCCAGATGAGACCAAGGTCAATTCAGTCCCGCCGCTTAGATCGACATACCCGCTTGATGCCGATGCGATGTTGCCTGCAACATTTCCGATGTCTGTTGCGGGGCAGAACCATCCGGGGCGAACTGGCGATGGGTTATTGCTCCACGTCCTGACTGTCCCAACATAGGAGGAAGACGCATAGCCAAACGCCTGCGTGTTCCCGGAATGTTCAAAATGGGCGATGTCCAGATTTGCCAAGCTGGTAAAGTTGATCACGCCTCCAGCCGGACGGACACGGCACGCAATGGCCAGCGATCCCGCGCAATCGCAATTCACATCGATCAGAGCCTCCATCGTTGCTGTCTGCGCCGCTGTGGCCCATTTCAGCACACGCGAGGTCTGCGCGGCGTCTCCCATCCAAGAGAGGCGCACGGCGTCCACCGCTCCAGGGGCGAACACCGGCTTGATGTTGTCGCCAAAGACGCCGGAGGCGAGCGAGGAGAACCTTGACCCGGACAGGAAGGTAACCGTCCGAGTCGTTGCCGCAACGAGCTTCCCGCCCTGGTTTGCTATGACGGAGGAACTTGACGGGACGCTGATATCTTGGTTAAGGAATATTGAACCAGACATAGCAACCGGCCGCGAGTAGGCACCAGAGGCGATCAATGCCGCGCTGAGAGGCGTGTACTGGTCAGCCGTCACGGAGTAGGCAACTCCGAACCAAACGGGGTCGATCACGTCGTCCAAGAGGCGGTGGTACTTGTACGCCCCGGAGGTGATGATTACCACGCCGTCAGCGGTACCCGAGCTGGTGCGGATGAACGTGCCTCCTGCGCCGTCTCCTGCAGCCGTTCCGCCAAGGACAACGGCGCAAGCCGGGTGCGTGCTGTCGCTGGACAGGGCCGAGAACGTGTCAAAGACGCCAAAAGTTCCGGTAGATCCGGTGCCGGTTCCTGCGTCGAAGTCTCCCTGGGTGATGATCGAGCCATCAGCCGCACGGATGATGTAGGAGTATGCGCCGAGGCAAAAGACCTTTGCCGAGCCGGAAGCATCGAGCACGACCGGGTTTGCATTGAGAACCGAACCGCTGACGTTCTGCCAGGTCGGGCGGTGATTGTTCAGATTGCCAAGGTCGAAGAACTCGACAGACCCGCCGGCAAGCGGAAGCCCAATGGTGTCGAACTCGCGGAACTGAATGAATGGGGCGTTTGGTAGGTTCATCGGTTTTGCGCTCCACGTCCTGCTGTGGCTGCGGATGCCGCCGACTTTTCAAGAGCTTTACCTAGCCTGATACCAAGCAAAGGCAACTGATACTCAAGGCCAAGATTCCGCGCTGTTTTCCCAACTATATTCGAGAAATCCTCAATCCGCGCAGTATGGCCTCGGTGCAATAGCCGCTCAATATCTGCGGCTTTGCCGAATTGCGTCCTTGCTGTAGCCATTTCCTCGAGATTGTTCAGTGCTGGGTTTTGCCAGTACATCGGAGCAACAACATCGCGCCCAATTTGTCCAAGCGACCTAGCGATTTCCTTTTCATTTGATGCCCACGTGTTGAATGCAGGCTTGTTTAGCTTATGTAGCAAGTCAGGTAAATCAGCATAGGTAATGCGCCCAGCCGGGTCAACTGGGTCAAATGTCGAGAGTAATCTACTGATCCTATTCGGCAACAATTTCCTTGAAACGTCAATCCCTTCTCCTGCGCCGTACTTTCGCATGGCGGCTTCCTGCTGGATCATCTTTGCAAGCGATGTCTTTGTGAGCTGTGTTTCAGCGTCTCCAGGAAGCCCCTCCATTCCAAGGATTTCGCTTGTGTATGGAGCATCCATTCTTGAGACTGCGGGTACAAACTCGCCAGTGTTCCCAATTTCTCGGAATGGGATTTTCCTGGCGGCAATGTCCTTCTTGAATTGCTGTGCGATTGGCGCAAGATCATTCATAGCTTGCGCCGTGACCGGCTTCGCTTCGTTTTTCAGTGCTTTGCCAAAATTACGGATTCCGCCCTCTGTCCATGCCTTCGACTCGTCAAGCAGGCTTCCCCACTTTTGCAGTGAAGCGGCGGGATCTGTCCCATATAGCCGTTCTGCAAGGTCAATCTCTGCCTGTATGCCTGGGACACTACGGAGAGATGACGTGGATAGATGCCGTCCAAGCCCACCGAGCACTCCACCGCCTGCGGATGCTGCGATCTCGAGAGCATTCATCCCCTGCAATGGCACGGGGGATGTTGACGCTTGCGCTACGTTTGCGGCGTCAACTTTTGATCCTTCAAGCGCCCCGCCTGCATTCTTAAGGAATGCGCCCTGCGCGATTCCCTCTGCTGGGTAGATGATCGAGGCGGCGAGGCGCGGGTACTTGCGGATAGACTCAGCAAGCGACCCGAGGCCACGGGCACCAAGAGCTTCCGCGACCTGTTCAGTCCGTGCCATTGGCAGAGCCATACCGACAGATAGCATGGGGTCGCCAAAGACTCCGGTTGGGTCGCCAATGTCCTTGCGTGCTTGGCTGAGTCCTGCGCTGATGCCTTCGCCAGTCAAGAGGCTTCCAGCCACGTCGAACATGGATCGGAGCGTCCTGCCTGGAGCGTTGAACGCATCACGAAGCGATGTCCTTGCGTGAGCGGCAAGCGAATACGGCTCAAGCCCGGCCTTTTCAAGCTGGGTCTGCGTGGTGTACTCGGGCATCATCTTGGACGCGGCGGCTTCCGCCCATCCCATCTGGCCAGACCCAGCCTTTTCGGCGCGAGCTTCTGCCATTTCGCGGACGGTTCGCGGAAAGGAAGGCTTGTAGTCCTGGCCGAAAATCTCCCCCATCTTCGGTACATACCCGGCGCGGTTGTCGAGGAGGTCGGCAAACTGCGGAAGTGACAGCCCGCGCTTTGCGGCCTTTGAGTATGCGAACTCAGAATTTAGGTAATCGCGCTCGCGAGGCTCAAGCCCCGAATATCCGACCTTCTGCGCCTTGCCAACAAGATCATCCATCTGCCACTGATTAAGAGCGCGGGGGCCTTCCGTTTGGTTTTGCGCTGGAGCCTGCGAACTCTCAGTATTTGCCCAAGGATTACCTTCTGATGGCTTGTAGTCACTCCACGGGTTTGCCATTATTTTCCCCCAACGCCCTTGGTGTACTTGCGGCCATCAGGTCCAATATAGTTTGCACCATTTGGAAGGAGATCCCAATCCTTTGCACTGCCGACTCGCTTCACGCCCTTGATCGCATCCTTCACCTTGTCAGGCTTGCGAAACTGCTCTAGCTGGCTTGCGGTGACGCCATGCTTCCCCATTTCCTCTGCCTGCTTGTCGAGGATCTGTAGAAGCTCGCCTCGCTGTTGCGGGGTGGTGGAATTCTTTACTGCATTTTGCAGGAGATCCGTTGCCCCGTGGGACGACTTGACGAGGGCGCCAAAGCTCTGCGAGGTGCGGAACAGGTTCTCGAAGGCGGCTTCTTGCTTCTCGGTCTTGATTTCCTCGGCAAACTTGAGATTTTGCAGGACAGGCTGGAGCCTGGAATTAAACTGGTCCGGAGACATCGCTGGATTCTTGAGGATGTCGCCCTTGATCGATGCCATGTCATTGCGAGCGCCTTCGATGGTACTCAGCTTGCCCACGAGGTCGTTTGCCTTTGCCAACTGGGACGGTGCAACCTGATATCCGTACTTGTTCAGGAGGCTCTTGATGGCGCCTTGCTCTTGCGCGAATGTTGTCGCCTGCTGTCCTTGCGTTTGGACGGCGCCCTTGTACCCTCTCTGATCAGCGGCCAGAGCGTTGAATCCCTCCGCCGTATTCGCGTCAGCGGCAAGCCGGTTCTGTCCGGCGATGCGCTCGTTTTCGCCAAGCTGGGAAATGCCTTCTCCGATTTTCCCTTCTGCCATCTTTCCGGCCACGGCAAGAGGGTTTACCTGCTGTTGTCCCTTGACGGACTGGAGGCGAAGAGCTTCGTTTGCCGCCTGCAACATATTTGGTCCAGGCGTGTTGTCGCTATCCTTGTACAGCCCCTGTCCACGCCATCCGGCTACCATGTCTGCAAACTTGGCTGGCTGATTTGCCTTCATGCTTTTGAGCCAGTCAACATCCACGGTACGGGATGGAGCGATGGATCCTCTCTGCGCTCCTCCAGGCATCTGCGCCGACCATGCAGCCATCTCGATTGCGCTCTGCGGTTCGCGTGTGGGCTGTGCAGGAGTATTGTCTGGCGGAAGGGTGAACGTCTCGCTGTCGGCCTTTGGTGCGCCTACAGTGACGCGCACGGTGGTAGCATCCTCGCGTGCGATGTCGTTCGGCGCCTGGGTGGATCGGGTGGTCGTCTCCTGCTTGGTAATCGGCTTGCCACGGAGGATCGAGCCGAGCTTGTCCTCCTGCGGAAGCGCCGTGTCTCCCGGCTGTGGGTAGAGGAATCGGTCAGAGGTGTCCGGCGCGGCTGGTGCCTGCTGTTGCGTCCCGAGGTGAGGCTCAACTCCAACGCCTCGGAGCAAGAGTCCAGAGCCTGCGCCCTGGCCTTGCGCCTGCAGGTTCGCGAGCGTGTTCGCGTTGCCCTGGCTGTACCCAGTCTGTCCGAATCCCTGCGCGGCAAGGTACCGCTTGACGACTAGCTCATTCGGGGCACCCTTTGCGTCAATCGCACCTGGCTGGCTCATCGCCTCCTCGATGGCCTTCTGCCGCTTCTGCTCCCACAGCTTCTGCATGGTCGCTTGGTTCACCGCATTTGCGCGAGCCTGCGAACCGTAAGCGTCCGGGTCTACGTTTGCGTTGGGATTTGCAATCTGCGTGTAAGAGTATGCCATTTATCCCCCCATCCCGCCCATGTTCATCATCTTGCCCCATGGGGACTGGTCGGCGGCGGACCCAGACGATGCGTTGAAATCTGTAAAGTTCTTTCCCTGCTGGTTCCATGCACCTTGAGCGTTCATCGCCTTTGCCTGCTGGATGTCCGAGGCGTTTCCTGCCTGGGAAAGGTAGTTCTGGTTGATTGCTTGATTATACCCCAGCCCGAGGTTTCCGGCTCCCTGCGCGGCGTTGAGGCCCATTCCAGAAACGTTACCGTACTGCCCGGCAATCGTCCCAAGGTTGGAGAACTTCTGTTGCTGCTGGCCGAAGTCCTGCTGGTTCTGCTGTAGGTATCGCTGGTAGGCGTTGCCGTAGTTCTGCGAGGCAAGGTTCGCGCTGTTGCGCTGGAGTGCTGTAGCAAGGCCTCCACCGCCTGCGCCCTTTGCCACTGCGGACGCCTGGAGAGCGCGGTTGCTCTGGTCCATGCTGTACTGCGCACTCGGGTCTTTGAATGTGTCAAAGTTGAACGTGCCGGACTGTTGCGGCTGTGCGCCCTGCATCTGGCCAATTGCACCCATCTGACCAGCAAGGGCATTCTGCCCTGCTTGCTGGTACGGCTGATATCCTGCAAGCGCCTTGTCCATCCCAGAGTTCAACGCGCCGATGCCCTGGTTCGCAAGGTCTTGGTACTGCTGTTGCCCTGCATTTAGATACCCACGGGCGTCTTGCATTCCCTGCTGAGTGGTGTACATATTTCCGAGCGATCCAATCGCCTGCCCTGTGGATTCAAACATCCCCATTAGTTGCCCCCGTCGATGAAATACCAGCCCTTGCACGGGCCTGGAAAAATGATTGAAGTCCCGGAAATGGAGAACGCTGTCCCATCCTTGGCCGTGAGGTATGACGCTCGTGCGCTGGGAAGACCTGAGACTGTCGCGGCGGTCCCTGAATGCTCAATGAACACGATCTGACCGACGACCGAGAACGTGGTTGCACCGACGACCCTAGAACGGAAGGCGGCAACGATGAAATCTCCAGCGGCGCGGAAAAACTCACGCCAGGAGAGCGATAGGTTATTGCCGTCCTGCAGGAGAGGCGTTGCGACTGGTGCCGGTGACGGGTTCGCGGCGCTCATCGGCTCGCAATCTCCGCATTGATCAGCATCCCGACAAGGATCGTCTGCACTGGTGCGGCTCCGCTGATCTTGAATACACGATTGCGGCCCATCCCGAGCATAAGGGCGCGGGAGCGGGTCTTGTACTCGCCTTGCTTGCCCATCGGGATCTGTCGCTCCGCGCCGTACTGCATACCGCTGTCGTCTGCCCAAGAGAGGGAGCAAAACGGCTCACTTCCGAAAGCGTCCTCAGTCAGTCCCACGCCCTGCTGGAACATGATCTGAGCCTCGCGGAAGCGCACCATCTGCCCGGACTGATTGAAGATCGGGAGCGTCTTTTCCCAGCGGATGTAATTCGGTGTGGTGCCGTCCGGCGAGTCATTGCGGTATGCGTGGAAATCAGACCAGTAGACGGCGTTGGTGTCGCGATCTCCGACGAGGTTCTTCCCGAAAGCCTCGGTCGCAAACGTCCCACGCCAGCGGCTCTTGACTCCAGTATTCGGGTCCATGTAGGACCGCTCATGCCATGCGTCGACCACAGGATCATAGACAAATGTCTTATCCGCTGCCGGGAACTGGAAGACTACCCAGATGTGGCCAGCCTCAGCGATCACGAAAGACAGCGCGTCATTCGTCTCCCCGATGTCGTTCAGGATCTGGTCGATCCCTCGTGTGGAAACCTTCTTAGGATTGAAGCCCTCGTTGGTGAACACGCCGACCGTACCGGATGCGTCCGAGCCAATCCAGAATACTTGATTTCCGTACTTGGTGACACTGTTCGGTGCGCTGGTGCCGATGTTGATCAATGCGCCCTGGTAGCGTTGCCACACGCCGTTTAGGTAGTCGCCCGTGTCGTAATGGACCTCGATGCCGCGCTCAGAGAATAGCCAAAGCTGGCCGTTCAGAGCCTCCATAGATCCGATATTAGACGCGCTCGTGAACATTTCTTGAACGTTCAGCGGATTCCAGTGTGTCGAGTATGTGCCGTCCACAAAAGGGACGTACTTCAGCTCGCTCCATCGGTAGGTATTGGTTCCCGGTACGTTGACAAGGAAATACGTGTCGATTGCCTTGACGAAGGTTGGGTAGATGTTGTTGTTCGCGCCGGGAAAATCTTCGTCGGTGATTGCCGCAAAGTCATTTGATTCCACCTCAAACGTCCATCCGCCTTTGCCGTTTACCAGCATGATCAGATGATTTCCGTCCGTATTGACGATCTCGGCAAATGACGTTGCGCTTGCCGTTGCGCCAATGAGTCCGCGCTGGATCATTGACGCAGGGAACAGCGGCACAACGTCTGGCACGTTCCCGCTATCCACGACGAGGCGGACTCCGATGTAGAAATCCATCGGATACTCATACTCGTCTAGTGATGTACCGTATGCATTTGCATGATACGCAACGGCAACGCCTTGGCTGGTAATCGTGCTAGACGCAAGATGGCAATTTACGCCAAAATCCTGAATCACCGCGCCAGAATATGATACTCCTGGCGCTCGCATCGCATATCCGTACAAATCCGTCCCGTTATCATAGATCCAGCCATCGACAGATTTAAGGTCGCGTCCGGCTATGGGCATACCACCGATAGCCGCGATTAAATCACGCCATTCTGTGATGTCCGGGATGTGACACCCGTTAATCGGGGTCGCTGGCTGTTGATATAGTCGATTGCCAGGGGTCCCAACGCTGAAACCAGAATAGTCGAGGTTTTCAGCCGTCCACCACTTGCCATCGGGCATGAGTACGGTGCGGTACCACTTTCCGTCGCGGGTGTCGAGGACTTTTCCAGTTTTCGGGGCGTTTGGGATTTGTGGCGTTTGTGGCCACACGAGCGTTCCGTCTTCTCCAACGGATGAAATGACATTAAACCCGGATTCAAGCACCTCGCAGAAGTACCCGGAGAACACGCCAAAACAGCGACCCGTTGCGCTGAGGAACATACCTGCGCATCCGCCGTCAGAGGTAGACGGCGCGAAGCTCCGAAGCCCTGGGATCATCACCGCGAAGTAGTCCGACACGCTTTCAGGCGTATTGGACGCCTCCATGTAGAGGTTTGTGCAGACCTCGCGCCCGACCGAGTAGTAGGCATTGGCCCATGGCTTGCCGCCGAGCGGAATGCGCCGGAGCCGGCCAGGGGATGCGGTCTGTTCAGGCGTCAGAGCCATCAGATACCAGCGAACAGGTTGAAGGTCTGCCGCCCGTCAAGCTCGCGCGGGACGTTCTCTGCCGCCATCTTGGTCTTGATGTTTTTCGTTGCCGCGCCAACTGCCCCTAGGAGGGTGTCAATCGGGAAGCCGAGCACCTGGGCCATGCGGAGAGCCAGCACAGCAACGCAAGCTTGGTAGTACTCCGGAGGATCAAGGATCGTGTCGGATGTCGTCGCATAGTCGGGCATGTATCCTTTGCCGATCACGCGAACGGAGTACCCAGCGGCAATGCCGGGGTAGCTGTAAAGCGACAACTGCGGGTAGCCTTCCTTGAGGTAGAAGGCAGTCGGAAGCGTGTAGGTAGCGACAAAGGTCAGTTGCCGATATTCGTCGTAGGTCAGCACGGGGCGGACCCAGTTGTTCTGCCCGTAGATCACGGACACCTGCTGGATGATGGCGGGGCGCTCTGCCACATCACCACCCGCACCGAGGGTGAAGTGATCCACGTTGGTAGACGGGCTGAAAACCTGGTCGTACTTGACCCAACCCATGTTCCCCAGCGACCACTCGCGGCGGATTGCGTTCAGCTCACGGAGAGCACGCGCCGCAATGTTCGCGTCAATGCCGTCACCAAACGACACAACGCCCGCATTCTGCAAGGCGTCCTCGATGATGTTGTACGCTTTCAGACCTTCAATCATCGTTCGTCCCTCTGCTCAAAGTGAAAGGGCGGGGCCACCTTAGACCCCGCCCGAATCATTACGAGCAACGGAAACGGATGATCCACTCGCCACGGAGGATCTTGAAGCCCAAGAGGGTATCAAGACGGGTGATCATGGAGGGCAGACCCGAGGCTCCGGGAGCGGCACCGATGGCGTCATACTGGCGAACGAGACGCAGGTTGATACCCGAATCCGGATCGCGCACAACCTCGCTCATGTCCATGCCATTAGGGCGAACCAGCTTGACGGCGGCGCAAGCGATGGCTTCTTTCTGGAAGACCACCGACTCCTGGTAGGTTGCGCCAGCGGTGCCGAGGATGGTCACGGCCTTGGAGCCGGAGCCGACAACGACACAGTTCTGCTCGGGTCCGCTGGTGATGATTGCCGGAGCAATCGTCAGCGTGTCGGTGCCGGTGGCGGTCACGTCAGAGAGTACGGTGAAGTGGACCAGTTCTCCGGTCGGCTGCTTGGTGTAGGGATTGACGCGAGCGTAGCCAGCGGTGACGGCGCCGGCGGTGATCGTGCCGATAGTGAACATGTCGCCAGCGCGAACAGTGGTTGATAGAGTGAGGCCCGTGACACTGATCGTGGTGGACTCGGAGAATGTCGAGGCTCCGGCAATCAGGGTGTGAACCGGAGAACCTGCCCACAGGCCGTTCGTGTGAGCGGCGGGGTTGGGGGACTCGGTGAACTTGATATTGGCAAAGCGACCAATCACACCGGATTCATAAGCGTCCGAGATGGCGCTCTGAGCGTTGAACAGGGTCAGCTGTGCGTTGGTGATCTGAGCGGCAGCAAGCGGTGTCAGGATGGCAACGCGATCGTTGTTCGGCGCGTTCATGTCGTCAAGGAGCTTCTTGCAGCGCAGGAAGTCGTAGCTGGTAGCCGAGCCAGGAGCGGCCATCGTGCCGGAGTTGCCCGAGCCGAACACACACCAGCCTGCGCCGACCTGGACCTTGGTCTGCGAGTAGGGTAGAGTGCCGGTGAATGCGGTCGAGTTGGTGCTCTTGCCAGCGTTGGAGATAGCGTCGTAGATCAGCGAGTCGGTGTAAGCGCCCATCTGGGTCGCGATCTTGCTGATGTAGCGCTGGTTGAACTGCTCGACACGCAGGGCCATGTCTGCTTCGGAGAACTGCAGGGCGGCGGTGACGGTGTTGTCCACCACGAGCGCCTGCTGGTACTCGGTCAGGCTGGCATTGGCGGCAGCATAGGCCATGTTGTTGCCGACGAGAGTCGCCAGCACCGGGCGGCGGATCTGCAGGGTGGCACCGATCTGACCGTCCGAGTTGCCGAACTTGTCGGAATAGGACCAGTCAGCCAGCTTGACCATCTGGGAGTTTGCGGCATAGGAGGCCAAGGTCAGCTTAGTGATCTGGGCCGGGGTGAGAAGAGTTGCCATGATTTCCTCGCGTAGTGTGTCAGGTGATTGTCCCTGGTACTGCGCGGGGGTCGGACGTCAATCCCCGGAGGAGCGGCAAAGAGGCCCGCTTGCCACGGTGCAATTCAATATAATCACATTTTTTAGCAAAGGAAAAGGGGCTTTCGCCCCTTTAATCAAAGCCTGTACTTTTTGGCAAGTTCAGACAGCGACATATCATCAATCGATCGATCCATTTTGCCGCCTCCGCCAGCCTCCTCAATGGGTTTTTGCGCGTTGGCAGGTGGTGCGGACGGCTTTGCGATGATTGCCGGTTTGGCCTGGTTGACATTGGCGCTTGCTACCTGTCCGAGACGGTAAAGAGCCATTGCCGGGTTATTGATGGCATCCCGGAAAAGGTTGCCATCCGAGCCAATCGCCTTGACCAGCGGCCCAGGATTGTCAGAGGTCCGCAAAACTGCTTGCACTTGGGGGTGTAGTGCATCGATGGGAGCATTGCCGCCAAACCCGTGATTAGGAGTCGAGAGGAAGCGCACAGCACCCGCCAGGTCGGCATCTTTCTGCGCCGATTCCAGCACGCGCCCGGCAAACTGAGCCTCTTCCGCCTGGATGCGCTGTGTCTGCTCGCGCTGGGCAATCGTACCAGTCACGCGCTCAAGGATCTGCGCCTCCTTGATCTGGTCGCGTGCGTTGAGGTACTGCGCTCCGGTGATGCGTCCCTCGTCAAGCGCCTTGTCAAGCTCTGCAATCTGAGCGTCAAACGCCTGCGGTGCCTGCTGTGGCTGGGCCTGCGGTAGTGCCTGCTGTGCCTGCTGGAGAGCCTGGAGCTGGGCAACCTGTCGCCGCATCTCCTCCATCGGGTCTACCTGCAGGTTCTGCTTCCAGAGCGGCACCTCCTCGGGCGCTGGGGCCGGGTCCTCGGCCTTCGGTGCTTCCGTTGTGGCTTCCGGTGCAGGTGCTTCCGTGGCTGGAGTAGCCGGCTCGACAGGTGCTGGAGCCTCCTGTGCCTTGACTTCCTCGACAGGGACGGGGGCGGCTTCGCGTTCTGCGGTGATCTCTGCCATGATGTCGGTCATACTCATGCTCTATCCTCCATTCCCGGATTGTTGCCCGTCCGGTTCGGTGTGTGAGGGGTCAGGAGTCGGTCGGCAACCTTTACGCCGATCTGTTCTGCGTGCTGGTGGCTGACCTCATCCATGCGATTCTGTGAGCGGATGTCCTCTGCCTGCAAGGTAGTGTGTCCGCGCATCTCTTGCAGGATCATGTCGATCTGACCCTGCATTTCCTTGAGACGTGAATCGGCATCCAGTTTGACAGAAGCCATCTCTTTTTCGTGCGCCTGCTGGCTCTCCTGCATCTGCATCTTGGCCATCGTGCCGGATTTCAGTTGTTCCATCTCCTTGCTCATCTGGTCGAGGATCTGGTGCAACTGCTGGTTCTCCGCCTGCGCCTGCTGTGCTTGCTGTTGCGCCATGCCGAGCATATTCTGCGCCTTGTCCGCATTGCTTGAGCTTCCAGCGGCCACGATCTGCGGCGGAACGGTTGCCCGGAGGCGTGCGGCCATCTCGTCGGCCCCGGTGAAATCGAACTGCCCGGCGATGATGTCGGGGCCGACCTGCGCGGTTGCGGGGACAGCCTGAGCGAGTTCCAGCACCTTCTCCAGCGTCTGCTGCTGTGCGGTAGCATAGGAAGGGCCGCTCTTGACCGAGCACTGATAGACCGCCTTGGTAAGGTCGTGCTCTACCGTCTCGCCGTGATCATCGAATGGCTGGTTGACAGGCACGGACTCAAGCGTACCATCTGCCCCGCGAATCTCCGCAATGTGCTCGTAGTTGTAGACGTGTGGGATCATGTCGAGGATGATCCTGCCCGCCTGTTGAACTGCGATGTCGCGCGCCTCGATGTAGTGGTATGTGGCTACGTCAGAGGTAGCCAGCTGGAGCGCAATCGCCTTGCCGGACTGGCTCGAAGGGACATCCTTGAGCGGGTCACGGATGCCGATAACGGCACGCAGATCGTTGGCCGACTGTTCGGAACCAGCGATCAATCCGGCAGGGGGAGGCAACGGGTCTTCGCGCACAGGACGCCCGCCATCGCTGGTTGGATTATAGAGCTTGTAAGGGAAGTTGTCGCCTGTCCAGAACTTCTCCACGCCCTTGAACATCTCAGGCGTCCCGATCCACTCGCCGCGCCCGGAATGACCCAGGAACTCGGTGATGACGGACTTCTCGAAGTTGATCACCTTCTGGATGTCCTTGACATCGCGCACGATTCCCTTGATGACCCGATCCTTCTCGATCTGGTAATCCTCGCCAATGATCACGCAGAGCGGGAAAAGATTTCCCTTCCACTCGACAACCTTGAGGATTTCGCGCCCAGAGATCAGGTATTGCTTGATCCCGCGCCGTTTGTTCCCCTCGTCGTCGGTGATGTCCTCACGGCACCAGTATTCACAATAGGCTACGGAATCGTCATCAATCCAATCGCGAGAGGCGCCATCGAAGGAGTCTGCGTTGGTGTTTGCCTTCGGGAATCGGCGTTTGAATGCGCTCTTGGGCATCCTGTCGCGGACAAAGAAGCCAGACATATCCGAGACGTCCGGCTCCCGTGCGTGCGGATCGGGAAGGATGGTTGAGAAGTCCTTGACGTGACGCAACCGAAGCTCGGAGAATCCTTTGCCCTGGCCGTCATCGATTGCGAGGACGCGAAAGAAACCAATGCCACCGCATACGGCGTGCCGAAGAGCTTCGGAGTAGACGTATCCGCTGTTCGACCGCTTCTCGATCTCGCGGACGTAACCGGCGATCACTTTCGCGGTGTTCTTCTCACCTCCCGACTTGGGCGAAACCTCAATCGATGGCGAGTTGGCCTTGGCCTGGTTTACCACATATCGGACGGCACCACCGACAAGATTGTAGGTTAGTTTGAGTCCGCCTCGCTTGGTCGATCCGTCCCACTGGTTTGCGCCAGCGGCAAAGAGGACATCAGCCTTCGCCTTCTCGTAAATCTCCTTCCATGCGTCATTCCACTCGTTGTAGACCTCGATGATTTGCCGGTGCTTGTCCTCATCACTCTTCGACACTGAGCGCCCCCTCGGTGTTCAAAGCGGGTGCAAGAAGTTCGTCCAGGTCGCGAGCGAACTGCTCAGAGATGGGCGCCGCTTCAAACTCATGCGCGGCAGCGCGCGCCTTCTCGATGGCCTCATGCGACAGGTGTACCATGCGGTAGGTATCGATCAAGAGCTTCATGCCACGGTTTAGCAGGAGTCGCAGGTCTCGCCTCTGCATGGTGCATACGCCGCCATTGTGGACGGTGATAGGCGGGAGGATATCGAACTCCTTGAGTCCGCGCAGGATCTCGTCGTCGAATCCGAGTTGCTGAAGGTCTTTGTCTGTCAGGTGGTTTTTCATACTATCCCCAAGGGTTCCCGAAGCTGACCGGCTCCGGCATCTCATACTTTGCGGAAGAAAACGAATTTCCACGAATCGCCGGGTCCATCGCATATCTGACGGAATCCCAGCCGTGGTTGAATTTATCAATGATAGTTTTCAGGATCTCCCCGGTATGCGGATCGACCTTGTATTGCCAGTGAGTTGCCTCGAAAAGCATCTCAGGACAGTCGGGATGGATGATGATCGAATCATGCGACCGAAGCCACGCAACGCCGTCCTCGACGCTTCCTGGCCACTTGTGAGTAGGGCCGATCAGCGGTAGTTCATGCCTGCGTAGGTATGCGATGTTCTCCGGCCTGCTCGAGTCGCCGCGCATGGTGCGATCCTGGCATCCAGGCAAGGTCTTGAGCAGAAACGCCCCTAGGTGATCCAGCTCGATCTCAAATGATCCCGGCTTGGCCACTGCCTCGCGCCTGATCCATAGACAGCCATCCCCGCGCCACACCTCGACGGCGAAGGCCGGGTCTTGTGAGAAACCAAAGTCGAGTCCGTAGTATGGGCCGTCCCAGCTATCCTTCGGCTCAAAGGTCTGCACCTGCCACTTGTTCGCCATGACCTGCGTGTCGCGGCGCATCTTGGGCTGGCCTTCCCAGATGTGGGCATACTCATCCGGGTCACGGAGAGCGGACGCCTTGCGCTCTACCTCAAGCTCGTGCGGGAACCACGGATTGTCTCGCCAATTGATCATCAGGACTAGCGCATTGTCCGGAGGTTCGACTACGAAGCGGGTGTATGTCGGATCGCCCTTTTCGCGCGGGTTGAACGTGATCCAAATCTCTGACCCCGGCTTGCGGATGGTTGGGATCAGAATATCCCAGGAGGCCTTCGAGACGGATTCAGCTTCTTCCACCCAAACGATGTCCACGCCCTCGCTCGACTTGATCTTGCGCGGGTCGGTACGGATGCCTGCAAACGTGATCTCGGACCCGCAGGCGTGGAATATCCGTTCGCGCTGGATTGTCCAGCCGGGAATTCGCATTGTCTCGATGGTATCGCTGAGGAGCTTATGAACCGATGCGGCTAAGCTTTCCTGCGTCTCACGGCAGCATAGCACGCGAGTAGCCTTTTGCGATGCGGTTAGGACTAGCGCACGCGAAACTGTCCATGACTTCGCGGACCCTCGACCTCCGTAGAGCACCTTGAACCGCTTCGGGGCGAATAGCCCCTCTGCCCAGTCAGGGAGTTCTACGTTGATTCCCAGCGGCTCACTCAGCGGTCACGTCCTTGCGCGGCCTTCCTGGCCTCTTGGTAGGCTCTGTTGGTTCGGCGTACTCACCACACCAGTCCTGTACTCGGACGAGCGTGTAGCCGTCCCTCTGAGGCGGGAAACGGCGACATTCTGCGCGGACATCATCGAGCCGGTGCAGATGTTTGCAGGTGCCACAAGTCATTCTTCGGAGTCCTTCTTCGGCTTGACGAACGTCACGGCAACGGCGGCAATGTTACTTCCGTCCGGGTTCTGCAACGTCTGTTCAACCTTGGACGACTCGCGCCAGTCGGCAGGGAAACGTGCAGCCATGGAGCGCGACCAGACCGAGCTTTGGAACGTCTGTCCGTGCGGCGTGATTAGGTTTTCGCGCCCGATTTTCTCCCACCAAACCTGCGACTGTAGCCTTGCTTGAGTAAAGGCTTCCGAAAACTCCGGGTATGCTTGAGGCCAAGCGCATTCAATTGTTGAGCGAGCAACCCCAATTTCAGCCGCCATTTCCACAACGGATGCGCCGATCTTGCCGAGTTCGATCACACGCTCGCAATACTCGGGTCTGTAGTCTGTTGGTCGTCCTCCTGCCATAGCCTTAATCTAATTCCTTCCCGCTTCGAGTGCCTTCTCAATCTCCCTCAACCTCGTCTCGCACGCCTGCGCGAATCGTGCCCACCTTGCCGCCTGGCGGATGTAGTACCGTTCTCCTCTCCATGCCGAGGCGTAATGCGCTGCGTTTGATTTTGTTCGTGCGCCGATCCATGCTCTATTGATCCATTTGCGTAGCGTTGCCCGGTCATTCGTGTTCATGCGATCCTCTTCCAGATGTTGCGTCCGCACAGGGTGCCCCGGCGCTTTGTGTTTATCAGCCGTTCCATGAACGGGACGCAAGATGCCCCGTTGAGGTCGCATCCATCGCAAACCTTGGTTTCCGGCATCGTCTGGTAGACGGCATCATCTGCTCGCGGGTAGTGCGGCTCGTTGTCGTTCATACCGTCCACTCCTGCACCTTGCCTGCGATCCATTCAACGCCCCTGGTGGTAAACCGCATCTGCGTGGTCGCGTGGCCGTTCTTTGCGACGATCTCCTTCACCTCGAAGCGTCCTGCGTCCATGTGTTGCGCGGACGGCGTGAGCTTGCCGGCTAGGCGGTATAGAATACCTCGCTCGATAAGGTCCGCGACGAACTTGCGCTCGTTGACCTTGAGCACCTTCGCGACTGCGCGAAGAGGTTGGGTTGTGGCATTATCGACAAACTTGGCGACGAAATCGA